CCAGGGCAGCCTCACGGAAGGCCTGGACGCTGATAAGCCGGTAGTGCAGCGCTACGGAAAAACACCGGCAGCCCACGCGCTCTGTTCACGCCTGACTTCCAGAGTGGCGCGAGACCAGATCAGCGAGATCGATGCATTGGGGGGGTCGACGCTGGAAGGTCTTTGGCTGACTGCGGGAAAGACCGCGCACCTATTCAGGGCCTCGACATTGATCAGGGCCTTCTTGTTTTCGGCCCCGCCACACCCTTCGCTCTGAGCTGGGAGTGCAGTCGGGGCTGATCTATTCGCCGCTGCTCCCCAGCGTTTGGCCGCTCACACCGGCCTTTTTTATTCAATCATGCAACTGAGAGGTCGAGCGCATGGAATTCCTGCATCGCTTGCTCGACAAGGCCGACTTAATCCTTGCCGGGGTAGTCGGCGCCATCATCGCGAGCTGGTGGAGCAAGGACGACCTGAAGGATCTCTGGTCCTGGGTCATCTTCCTGCTGACGGGTATTGCCTGCGCCCTGTACTTGACTGGCATTGTTTGCGACCGCCTGGCTGTGACTGACCCTAGCAATGTTGCCGGTGTTGGGTTCCTTCTTGGGGCGTTCGGTGGGTCACTCCTGACCGCCATCAACCGGGCCATCAAAGCCGCCGACATCTGGGCGCTTATCCGCTCGAAGCTCGGAGGGGGTTAATCCATGAGCCTTCAAACATTGAGCACGGCTTTCGTCTCCATCATCGCCATTTGGGCGACCTGGTGCGTACTGAGCCATAAGGTGAGAGACGGTATTGTCGGCAAGATCATTTACGCGGCAATCGCCGTGTCCGGGTTTGCGATTGCTACTCGGGGTGAGACTGTGCTCCTCAGCCCCAGCGCTGCAGGCGTCACCTTCCACGGAGCGCTCGCATTGGCTGGCCTAAGACACTGGTTTGTCGCCAACCATTGGCCGCGTGTCAAGGCTTGGCTGTGCCGGACGCTGAACTGCGAGCGCTGCCTGAGCTGTGACAAGGCGCCAGGCGGTATAGATCGCCGGGGCAAGTAATCCGCGCCACGATTTGGCGCATTAGAAAGCGTGGCGCGGAGATAGAGGTTTATGAATAGGCCTCGACCTCCAGCCTCATTGCTCGAACTATCGGACCTATCCGACTTCGGCATTCGCCTGACTCCAGCGCCCGAAGTGTGGGAATGGCTCCAAGCCGAGATCCTTGCTGACACCGGCACCATTCACAACGAAGACCATGCCCACCTACTGGATGCAGACATCCGGATTATGTGGGCGTCGTCGAGCTTCAATAAGCAGGGCCGCACGGTACTAGGTCAGGCCGAACAGGTAGCGTTCCGCGCCGGCGGCTGGCAGAAAGCCCGGATGGAGCAACAGATGCGCGATTGGTTCGGCGACGTGCCGGCCTACATCATCACGCTGGCCGCTGACTACTGCGACCAATGCAGCGACACCGACTTCTGCGCCCTGGTTGAGCACGAGCTCTACCACATCGCCCAGGCGACAGATCAGTACGGAGCACCCAAGTTCACTCAGGAAGGCCTGCCCAAGCTTGAGATGCGCGGACACGACGTAGAGGAATTCGTCGGCGTGGTTCGTCGCTACGGGGCAAGCCCTGATGTTCAGGTGCTGGTGGATGCTGCAAACAAGCCCGCCGAGGTGGGTAAATTGAACATATCGAGGGCCTGCGGAACCTGCCTGCTCAAGCTGGCCTGATTTTGGACAGGCATCAGACAGGTGAAAATATATGGCAGTCCTTCAAAACGAAGTGAAGGCCTTTATCGTGCAGGCGCTGGCTTGCTTCGATACGCCGTCACAAGTGGCTGAGTTGGTCCAAAAGGAATTCGGGCTAACCATTACGCGGCAGAAGGTTGAATCGCACGACCCCACGAAGATCTCCGGCAAGTTCCTGGCTAAGCGCTGGGTGACCTTGTTCGAGGACACCCGCAAGCGTTTTCGTGACGACACAGCAGACATCCCGATCGCGAACCGGGCATTCAGGCTGAGAGCCCTTGGCCGGATGGCTGAGCGCGCGGAGAACATGAAGAACATTGCGCTCGCTGCACAGTTATTGGAGCAGGCCGCCAAGGAAACCGGTGGCACCTACACCAACAAGCAGCAGGTAGATCTCAGTTCGACCGACGGGACAATGACTCCCGCAAAGGACCGCCCGATTGACGCCGAGCTGGTTAAAGCCCTGGTAGACAAGCTGGTGGACTGATGGCTATCAAACCGATCGAGTGGGACGCGCTTACCGTTGGCGAGCGCTCCGCCTTGGTCGCGGCGGGCGAGCATAGCCCCCTGGCCTTCACCAGCCTGTGGTTCAACATAACCCAGGGCGACAGCTTCAGGACGAACTGGCACCACCACTACTTCGACTACGCCGCCCGCAAGATGCTTGCCGGTGACGCGCAGAACATCGTCGTGAACATCCCGCCAGGCGGCACCAAGACCGAGTTCTGGTCCGTCCACCTGCCGGTCTACACGATGGTCAAGCACCGCCGGGTGCGAATCCTCAACACCAGCTATTCCAAGAGCCTGGTCGACGAGAACAGCGAGCGCAGCCGCGCCCTGGTCAAGTCTTCCGAGTTCCGCGAGTTCTACCTCTTCGATATCGAGAAGGACAAGGTGGACGACTGGACGCTCGCCAAAGACGGTAAGCGCGTACACCAACTGTTCAGCCGCTCCAGTGGCGGCCAGATCACCGGTGTCCGTGGCGGCTACATGGGCGACGAGTACAGCGGTCACATCCAAGCGGATGACTGGGACAAGATCGACGATCTATTCAGCGAGGCAAAGCGGCGCAAGTCGCACACGCGCCTGGTGAACACCCTGCGCAGCCGGAAGGCGCACAGCGGCACGCCGTTCGTTGCCATCCAGCAGCGCGGCCACATCGACGACTCGACCGCGTTCCTGTTGTCGGGCGGCATGGGCCTAAAGATCGATCTGCACATCAAGATCCCGGCCCTGGTCAATCAGGACTACATCGACTCACTGCCTGATGGTATCCGCGAGCGCTGCATCAAGAGCGTGTGCGGGTCTGAGCAGGTGGACGGGTATTGGTCGTACTGGCCTGCCAAGGAGAGCGTTCACGACCTGATCGCGCTCCGCACGGCTCACCCGTACACCTTCAGCAGCCAGTACATGCAAGACCCCGACACGCTAGACGGCGGGATCTTCTCGGCTGACGACTTCCAGTACTACGGCGACGTGGATGCCGGTGCTGATCTGCCGGTACCGGATAAGTTCGACTATCGCTTCATCACTGCGGACACAGCCCAGAAGACCAACACTTGGAACGACTGGACCGTGTTCGCGGAGTGGGGCGTGTTCGAGGGGCGCATCTACCGAGTCGGAATGAAGCGTGGCCGGATGGACGCCAAGACGTTGCGCCGCGAGTTCGAGGCGTTCGTCAAAGGTGCCTGGGCAAAGAACGGGAAGGCCAACGGCATCCTGCGCCGCGTGTACGTCGAGGACAAATCAAGCGGTACCGGGCTGATCCAAGAGATGGAAAAGCGCCTGCCGCTCAAGGTGACGCCAGTCCCTCGGGACCGCGACAAGCTGACCCGCGCCCTGGACGTGCAAGGCTTCCACGCTGCCAAGCTGGTCTGCCTGCCCTACGACGACAGCCAAAACTACGAGTTCGTGTGTGAGGTCGCATCCTTCACCGCCGACGACAGCCACAAGTACGACGACCAGACAGACGTGATGATCGACGCCTTGTCCGAGGTTTACATCAAAGGCAAGCGTTCAATCCGCGACCTCCTATAACCAAATTGGTGACCCCATGAGCAAGAAGGGCCAAGCGCCAGCAACCAAAAAGCTGGGCAAGGCCCTCACTCGGGCCTTGGTTGAATACAAGGCTGGCACGAAACAGACCGCCGATGGACTGGTGAATGTCGTGTCCGGACTGGGCACCGAAAAGGCCAAGCGCTCACACAACCAGTTCGAATACGGGTTCCTCAACAACTTCCAGCAGCTCGACGCGGCCTACCAAACAAGTTGGCTTGCCCGGGCGATTGTGGACTACCCAGCCGAGGACATGACCCGCGAGTGGCGCACCCTCAAGTGCGACGACGCGGACGTGATCCGGGCCGAAGAAGACCGCTTGAACCTGCCTGCCATGGTGAGCGAGGCAACAAGCTGGGCGCGCCTGTACGGTGGCGCCGGCATCCTCATGCTGACCAATCAGGACCTGACCAAGCCGCTCAAGCCGGAGAAGATCAAGAAGGGCGACCTGTACCGCCTGCTGGTGATCGATCGCTTCGACATGACGGCAATGAACATGAATCAGTCGAACATCCTGGCCGCGAACTACTTGCAGCCGGAGTTCTACACCATCTCGGCCGGTGCCCAGCAGATCCACTGGACGCACTTTGCCCGTTTCGCCGGTGCCAAGTTGCCGCGCCGCCAGCGCGCACAGACGCAGGGCTGGGGAGACTCAGAGCTGCGCAAGTGCCTCGACGACGTCATGGACATCGTAGCCAGCAAGGACGGCATTGCCGAGCTGATGCAGGAAGCGAACGTCGACATCATCCAGCGCAACGGGCTCTCCGATGAGCTGGCGAGCGATCAGGACGACGCCATCACGGCGCGTTACGCCCTGTTCAGCATGATGAAGTCCTCAATCAATCTGGCGCTGCTGGACGGTGAAGAGACCTACGACCGCAAGACCCTGGACCTGTCCGGGGTTGCGCCGGTGCTCGACACGCTCATGACATGGATCAGCGGCGCGGCGGACATCCCGCTCACCCGGCTGTTCGGCACATCCGCCAAAGGCCTCAACGCCACCGGCGAAGGGGACATGGACAACTACTTCAACTCGCTGTCCTCGAAGCGCCTGACCCAGATCGATCCAGGCCTTCGGCAGCTTGATGAGGTGATGGTGCGCTCCGCTACCGGGCAGTGGCTCGAAGACTTCAACTACGCCTGGAACCCATTCCAGCAGCCTGACGCGGTGCAAATCGCTACCGCCAACAAGGCCAAGGCCGAGACCGACATCCTGTACAAGGACGCCGGCATCGTCCTGCCGAGCCAGATCATGCGACGCCTGCAGGCCGAAGAGCTCTACCAGTTCGACGACGAGAAAATCGAAGCGCTGGAGGCTGATGAGGATCTGACCATGTTCAATGACCCGCCTGAAGGTGATGACGATGACGCACCCGTATGACTTGCCGCCGGTGCGCAATCCGCTCCCCATGCCACCGGTAAAGCCGCCAAAGCAGGAATAGCTGATGAACATGATCGGCATCCAGTACAACGCCAAGCTGCAGCGGCTGGTCAAGCAGATCAAAGCGGACATCGCCAAGGAGGTGATGCCGCTGGTTCGCCAGTTGGCGCCGGAGTACACGCAGGACGCGGTGGCCACGACTGACGCCTGGTCTGACCTCATCAGCAACGCCATGTCGTTCCTGTTCAGCAAGTGGCAAAACGAAAGGGTCAGTGCTGGCGCGAGCAGGATAGCCGGTGAGTTCGTCCAGTCGTCGCTCAAGAAGTCCGAGCGCGACCTGAAGAAGTCGGCCGGCATCGATGTGTTCAGCGGCAACAGCATGCTTCAGGACTACCTGAAGGCATCCGCCCAACAGAACGCCCAGCTCATCAAGTCCATCCCCGCCAAGTACCTTGAAGAGGTGCAGACGCTGGTGATTGCGAACATGCGCTCCGGTATGCGGCCTGGCTTCATCGAGAAGGCGCTGCAGGAGCAGTTCGGCGTAACGCAGCGCCGGGCCAAGATGATCGCCCGCGACCAGACATCCAAGATCCAGGGCGAGCTGGCCGAGAAGCAGCAAAAGGGCGCCGGCTTCGAGTACTTCCAGTGGATCGACTCCGACGACCAGCGCGTCCGGCACCGCCACCACGAAATCGCCAACAAGGTCACCGCCTACGGGAAAGGGATCTACCGCTGGGACGACCTGCCGCTGAGCGACAAGGGCGTTCCGATCAAGCCTGGCTCCGATTACCAGTGCCGTTGCATCGCGCGCCCAGTGAGCGCTCGCGAGGTCAAGGCCAACCAAGACGCAGGCCGCACAGCGCCGGGCGTTCTTCGCTAATTCATCCATCCCGCGAGGCCGCAACATGAAATGCACGGTTTTCGACCGGGCCGGGTATCGCATTACCCAGCGAGAGTACACCGACGAGGGTTTTCTGAAGGTTCCGGGCCGGGTGGCCCGTACCGGGATTCAGGAGTACCTGGCGCGCGAGCTCGGCCTTGATGGCGATCCGAACCGGGTTGTCCGCGTATATCGGCCTGAAGACGAGGTGTTCAACGACGCCTCGCTCGGCACCTACGACGGTGCGACGGTCACGAATGATCATCCCAAAGAGCTGGTCACGTCGAAGAACTACAAGGCCGTCTCGGTTGGCGAGGTCCGCGGGTCCGGCCGGCGAGACGGGGATTTCGTCGTCTGCGATCTGATCATCAAGGATCAGAAGACCATCGACGACATCAACGCCGGCAAGTGCGAGCTCTCCGCTGGCTATACCGCCGAATACGTTCATGGCCCTGGCGTGACCGCCGACGGCCAGGACTACGAGTATACCCAGCGCAACATCATCATCAACCACCAAGCGGTGGTTACCAAAGCGAGGGCCGGCGGCATCGCTCGCGTCTTCGACCACAACCCAGGAGGCAACACAATGCCTGTATTTATCACCACCGATAGCGGGCGCAGCGTTGATGTTGCTGATCCTGCGAACGCCCAAGTGGTCGCCGACTCGTTCGACCGATTGCTGAAGCGCGCCAATGATGCGGAATCCAAGGCTGATAAGGCCCAGGCAACCGCTGACAAGGCAGCCGAAGATCTGGCCGAGGCCCGCAAGCATTCGAGCGACGAGGCAATCAACGCTCGCGTCGTCCTGATCGGCAGCACCCAGGCCCAGGCCCGCAAGATCGCCGGCGACTCGTTCACCTGCGACAGCCTCGACGTGATCGAGATCAAGCGCGCCGCGCTGGCCGTCAAGCGTCCGAAAATGGCGTGGGGCGACAAGTCTGCTGGCTATGTCGAGTGCGCCTTCGACGCAGAGGCTGAGAAAGAGCCCGACGAAGACGAAATGGACGAAGAAGGCAAGAAGAAGCCCAAGGCCGCCACTGGCGACACTGCCGAGCTCTTCGCCCAGTTCATGCAGTTGGCCAAGGACGGTGCGGCCACCCCGGCGACCGCTGATGCCGCGCCGACCCCATACCAGCAGCACAAGCAGAAGCTGTCGGGCGCCCACAAACAACCCCAGAAAGGAGCCTGACCATGGCTGTTCAAGGTGGTAACGCACTCAATCACGGCGTCGCTTACGCAGGTATGGTCGCCGACGGCGAACTGTCCAACGCCGTCTCCAAAGTCAACAAGGGCACCGTGAACATCGCGTTCGGCCTGGGCGTTGTTACCGATGGTGACGACGGCGCCAAGCTGCCTGTGGCCGGCTCCACTGCGGCCCAGTTCATCGGCATCGTTAAGCGCGAACTGAACCGTGCCTACACCGCTACCGATGTGGTCGGCGCAGTCGCCAAGCGCGATATGTCGGTCGAGACCGTAGCGCCTGTGTGGGTGACCGCCCGCGTCGCAGTCGCCAAGGATGATCCGGTGTATCTGGTCATCGGCGACGGCACCGGCACCAACCAGGGCCAGTTCTCGAACGTGGTCGGCGCTGCTGCAACCCTGGCCGTTCTGATCCCGAACGCCAAATGGGTCAGCTCCGCCGGCGCCGGCGCGCTGGCTAAAATTTCTCTGAAGATCGGGGGCTAATCGACATGACCCAGCTTAAAAAAATCGTCGTAGCCATCGATGCCGCTATTGCGCACCAGATTGGCCGCGATGCTTATCAAGTGACCTTCAACGACGGTCTGCCGACCCTCGACGACGGCTTGGCGTTTTACATCAGCCAGTTGGCGAACCTGGAAGCTCGTATCTACGAGGCCAAGTACGCAGCCATCAACTACGACGAGCTGATCCCGGTCGATACCTCTCTGCCTGAATGGGTAGATGAGTGGAATTACATCAGCTACGATGGCGTGACCCTGGGCAAGTTCATCGGCGCCAGCGCTGACGACCTGCCGGATGTAACCCTGTCGGCCAACAAGTCGTCCGTGCCGATCGGTTACGCGGGCAACAAGTACAGCTACAGCCTGGATGAGCTGCGCAAATCGCAACAACTGCGCATCCCGCTGGACAGCTCCAAAGCCAAGCTGGCCTTCCGCGGCGCCCAGGAGCACACCCAGCGCGTTGCATACTTTGGTGATGCGGCTCGCGGCATGACCGGACTGTTCAACAACCCGAACCTGGCGCTGTCCAACTCCACCCTGGATTGGTACAACGCCGCGACCACCGGTGATCAGATCGTCGCCGACCTGAACAAGATCCTGGTTGATGTCTACATCAACTCGGCCACCGTTCACGTCCCCGACACCATCATCCTGGATGCTGCCCGCTTCGCGTTCATCTCGAACAAGCGTATGGGCACCATCACCGACAAGACGATGCTGGAATACTTCCGCACCAACAACCAGTACACCGCGCTGACCGGTCGCCCGATCAACATCTTCAGCCGCCTGCAACTGTCCGCTGCCCAACTGGCCGCCGCCGGCGTATCCAACGGCAGCAAGGATCGCATCGTCGCTTACGAGCTGAACGACGAGAACCTGGGCATGCAGGTTCCGATCCCATGGCGCTCCCTGGCTCCGCAGATGTGGAACCTCAAGGTCAACGTGCCGTGCGAGTACAAGATCAGCGGCGTTGAATTCCGCTATCCGTTCTCTGGCGCGTACCGCGACCAGTTCTAACCAGCCGAACCGTGGCCGCTTCCGCTATGCCCGGGGCGGCGGCCAATGATTCCGGGCGAGGATTCGACATGTTCCTGAAGAACGAAGCAGCACGACTGATCACCATCAACCACCTGGTTGGCGACAAAGAAACCAGCTACCCAATCCTGCCGGGTGAAAACCCTGCGGTCGAAGTGCCGGATGAGGCCGCCAAGATCGATTTCGTCAAAGCTCTGCTGAAGAACGGCGACCTGCGCCGCGTTGGCGCCGATGAGCTGGAAGTCGATGACAGCGAAGGCGAAGACCTGGCCGCTCAAGCCGAAGCGCTGGGCATCAAGGTCGGCAAGACCTGGGACGAAGCGCAACTGCGCGAAGAAATCGCCAAGGCTCGGGCGGCACAGTAATACCCGGGCGCCTGGCGCCCACCCATTCATAGCTGGAGAGCCCATGATAATCACCCCCGAGATGATTGCGGCTTTCCGCAGCAATCCCCTGATGAAGGTATTCATCGATCCAGTGAAGTGGCCCGACGAGTACATCGTCGAAGCATTGTGCGAAGCCGGCACCGAGACGGGATCAAGCCGCTGGGGCGCCCTGGAGCTGACCTGCGACAACTTCAAGTGGCGCGGTATGCAGTACTTCGCGGCGCACTGGCTCGCAACCAACTTCTCCACCCTCGGATCCACGGCGGCCCCCGGCTCCGATGCGCGCCTGAACGTGGCCCAGAAGTCGGTCGGTGATGAATCGATCGCCTACCGCGTGCCGCAGATGATGGACGCGGGCACCGACTGGCTGACCTACACCAACTTCGGCCAGCAGTTCTACCGGCTGAAAAAGCGCGCCGGGATGGGCGCCAAGGTGGTTTAGATGATCAATCTTGAGCTGATCGGATTCCAGGAGCTGCAGGACGAGCTGTCGAAAGAGCTTGCCGCGCTTCGGTCCGACAAGGTGGTGACGGTCGGCATCCACGAAGAGGCCGGTAATGTTGAGTCGGGCGACCTGACCATGGCCGGCCTTGGGGCGATCAACGAGTTCGGCGCCGACATCAAGCACCCGGGGGGCACGTCCTACGGTTACGCCAGCAAAGCGGCCGCCGACCGTGATGAGGTCCGCTTCCTGAAGAAGGGCGCCGGCTACATGGAGTTGGGTGTCACTCAGCCACACGATATCAACATCCCGGCACGGCCATGGCTTGAGCCTGGTGTTGCAAGCGCCACGCCTGAAGTGCTGCTGACCATCCAAGACGGCATGGATGCCGGGCAGTCGATGGACCAGATCCTTGAGACTGTCGGTGTTGTGGCGGCTGGCGCGGTGAAGGTCTACATGACCGATCTGAAGACGCCGCCCAACGCCGCCTCCACCATCCGCAAGAAAGGTAGTTCGAATCCGCTGATCGACAAGGGCGCCCTGCGCCAGTCGGTCACCCACAAAGTTTCTATCGGTCCCGTGACGGAGGGCTTGGAATGAGCCTTTCAATGGAAGGCCACATCGACGACGTGTTCGTCAGTGTCGCTGCGAGCCGAACTGTTTCCGTGGATGGCCAGTTTGTGGAAGGCATCTGGGTTCCCGGCGCGACCGAGACCAATCCCTACGTCGTCAATATCCAGCAGGCCAGCGACAGGGAGGTCGACTTCATCCGCCAGGGTGGAGAGCGGATCACCGACGTGCGCCGCATCTATATCAACCAGGGCGAGATGCAGTTGATCGACCAGACCGGAACCTGGGAGTTTCTCGGGCAGCAGTGGAAGGCCACCAAGTGTGACAACAGGTACTGGCGGAACTACTGCAAGGTCATCGTTATGCGGATCGACGATCAGTCAGGTGGTCCAGCATGACCAACCAAGAGTTATTCGCGAAGCTGCGCCCGATTGTGATGCTGGCGACCGGCGTGCCTGAGTGCATCCTGGCGGATCAGGTCGGCCCAGGCAGCATGCCAGCCCCCAAGGGCGCATACGCAACGATCACGCCAAGGCAGTCCATCAGTGAGCGCGGCCAGGCCAACATCGTGTCGCGCGACATAGCAGGTGATCAGGTCGAGGTTGATGTCCGAGCGCAGATCATGTGTTCGGCAAGCGTCAACTTCTATCGCGGTGAAGCGCTGATGTACGCCGAGCGACTGAAGCAGGCCAATAAGCGCCCCGATGTGAGCATGATGCTTTTCAGGGCCAAGATCGGCTGGAACAGCACGGATGCCGTGAACAACCTCACCAGTCTGCAGTCGGCCAACTTCGAGCAGCGGGCGCAGATCACCATCCGCCTGATGTACGAGACCAGCAGCCTTCCGGCTATCAACAACATCCTGAGCGTCGAAGTGGCGCTCCAGAACGAAAAGGCGCGGGTCATTGAGACCTTCACCGTCGAAATTGACCCCGCATAAATCATTGGAGCGCTCGATATGAGTTACCCCGCCTCAGAAATCATCCGCATTAACGCCCGGATCAGCCCGGCCGGCCTTGGTAATGCGAACTTTGCCAGCGCCATGCTGTTCGCTCCGCAGCTTGAGCTGCCGGTGGGCTTCGCGCCGGACACGTACCGGACGTATTTCACGCTGCCTGCGCTATCTGAAGACTTCGCCGACACCACTGAGACCTACAAGGCGGCCCAGCGCTGGCTTGGCGGCACTCCGGCAACCCGCCAGATCCAAGTCTGGGGCGCAGCCACTGCCGACGCTACCCGTGCCGCCACGCTCAACAAGGCGCGCAACATGCTCTGGTGGTACTGGACCATGTGGACTGCACCAGTCCTTGCCGTGAAAGCGGACGTGCTGGCGATTGCTCAGTGGTGCGAAGACAACACCAGCATGTTCATCGACAACCAGACCGGCGCATCGGCTACCGAGATCCGAGATCCGGCCGATGTGGATGATATCGCAACCCAGTTGACCACCGCCGGCTTCCGCCACGTCTACACCGCTGCACATGCTACTGATGCGTATTCGGGCTCCGCGCTGGCGAAACACTTCGCCGCCGTGAACTACAGCGCAGACCGCTCGACTATCACCGGTGAGTTTAAGAAGTCGCCAGGCGTAACCGCCGAGTCGCTTACCGGCACCGCCTACACCGCCATGCAGAGCGACAAGAAGAACGCCGTTTTCTACACCGTGGTGGACAACCAAGGATCGACTGACTCGGGTCGTTGGCTGAACACGCTCACGCACAGCACCTACGGCGAGTTCATCGACGACGTCATCAACCTTGACGCATGCGTGAACTTCCTCACGACCTCACTCTACAACGCCGTCGCAAATCAGCTCACCAAGCTGGCGCAGACGCCAGTGGGTCAGGCGGTGTTGATTGGCGCTGCTCGGGCGACCATGCAGCAGTTCATCAATAACGGCTACCTGGGTCCGCGCAACTACACCGATCCGGATGACGGGGTCGATAAATACACGGCCGGTTTCGAAATCCTGACCAAGCCCGAGGACATCCTCGACCTGTCGGACGCCGACCGAAACGCACGTAAGGCCGCCCCGTTGCGCATTCGCCTGTTCCGCGCCGGCGCCACCCACATTGTTGATGTGGACTTGGATGTGTACTGATGGATGGGCGTTAAAGCGCGCCCTTGCTCAGGTTATCGAATGACGCTAGCGCGCTTATCGCTTCGTCATCCCAGTGAAACCATTCACTGCAACCGTCGAATCCGGATAGCTCCGCAGAAGAAAACAGACGGTGAGCACTGCGCTCAGCCATCCTGGCATCCCTCCCAATATCGAACCGGATCTGAGAGACCTTCTTAATCGGGAATGGGGTGCTTCTTTGAAGTTGGGCGTGGCGTCTTTTAGGGTTATTGCTTATCCCTATTTTCATGAGTGAGCCGCAATTACTTGCCATGAGATAGAGGTACCCAGGAAGGCTATCTCTGTAGCCGAAGTATTCTATGCATTTGGGGCACCCCTGGGGCTTTGTCTTGTGGCAGTGATTGTCTGGCGTCTTCTCAAAGATTCCGTGCTGCCGGCAGATAATCTTCAGCCACTTGTCAGACCCTGCGTACACGGAAAGGCTGTAGTCGTACGTGTCTCCATGAATGGAACTACACCTATCCATGAATTTATCGTGAGTGAGGAAGGACTCCTCTCTGCTGCATGCTGGGCATTGAGTGCCTTGCATGTGAGCGGCTGGCGTGCAAAAAAAGTCTCCATGCTTTCTGCACGTAACGGCGATTCTGGAGCGCGTCCCAGATATTTCAGCATTCCCATATGCGTATCTGCCGGAGTGGATGCTCAGCATCTTTCTTACTATGGCATCCCTGCCGTGGGTAATTGAATCAAAGTAACAAAGCCTGCACCCACCCCTTCTGGGGCCTATATGGTGGTCGTACCGAATTTCGAAGTCTCCGTGCTCGCGACAGGTAACCGTTACTGGGCGCCTGTAGTGGTATATCGATTTCTCATATCCATACCTGTCGCCATGGGCCTCTCGCGCCCTAGCAATGAATGAAAGCGTGTCCATTTATTGGCCCCGAAAATTAGAGAGGTTCACCAGATGTCGCTCAGCAATTTTAGCACCGACCTGTGCGTTGTTACGGTTTCAGGTAGGCAGATTCAAGACTGGGGCGAAACCGCCACCCCTTATACAGATGCTCCTATTGACCCGCGCAGTCAGCTGCGTCGAGGCCAGGGCGGCAACGCCGTCCGCCTTGATCGCATGAATCCTGGTCGAGAGGTAAATCTCTACTTAAATCCTGGCTCTGCAGACTCTGCCTTCATCCAAGGCCTGCTGAACTCGAACGCCAATATCACTCTGACCTACACCCAGATCGGCACGCTGGAAACGGCATTGGGCTCCGAAGGCGTGATCGTGAACGACGGACAGCGCGGGCGTGCCGGCTCAACCATCACAGACGACCAGTTCACGATGCACTTCAATATCTGGGAAGCGACAAGGGGCTGATAGATGAGCGTGAAATCATTCACCGT